ACGTCTATTCCTTTAGGTGATCAATGGCAACGATAGAGAAGGTTCGTGATAGTGTTCGCATAGGCTATACAGTCTATGATAAATCCTCATCACATAGTCAATATGCAAATATTGACCTAAGTCTTACAAAGACTAAAACCTCTCGTAAAGATTGGAAAGCGCGTATTGCTACCTTGCAAGACGCAACCAATCCGTATATTGTCACTGGTCGGAGCTTTTTTGGTAACTCAGGCAAGATTTCCTGTCCCGTCAAAAATGTCGTGACTAAGGAGACCTGGGAAGTTGGTATTGAGGGTAACTGGTTAACCACTGCGGTTAGCGTTGTCGCCCCTGGTATCGACACAAACCTATTGAATTTGACGATTGGTAGATTTTACTCTAAAACCGCTGACGCGATGGCGCCTTTCAAAGGCTTCGTCTTTCTTGGCGAATTAAGAGAGTCTGCTAGCACTATACACAGTCTTTCCCAAGACGTGCTTAGTTTATTCAGAGCGACTCTAATTCAGGTTAAGGATCTGAAGCGGCAATTCCGTCGATCGCTCTACGGATTGGGAAGACAAAGAAAGAGAGATCTGACTAAGCAGTTTCTCGAATCAGTGTCAAACCGCTGGCTAGAGTGGTCTTTTGGAGTGCAACCTATACTGTTCGACATTGAGTCGGCAGCGGAAGCATTCACGAAGCCACGCAGAGAGTTGAGGCGAATTCGTGCCTCTGGCACGAAACAGGACCCTTATTGGCGTTCAGTCGTCACGGGGTACTTGCCACATAATGTGGCCTCATACTTGGTTGATAGACGTCACGAACGCAAATGGAAAATCCGTTGTGTTGGTGCTTTCGTCGCCGAGTATCCTGGTAGTGAGAATTCTCTTACCGGGTCTGCGGAACGTTACGGTTTAGCCTTCCGTGAGTTCCTTCCGTCCTTGTGGGAACTAACCCCTTGGTCATGGGCCGCTGACTACTTTGTGAATGTAGGTGATGTCCTTAACACGCTTGCATATCACGATGTCGATTGGATTTACAGATGTGTGTCTTCTCGTAGTGAGGAAATGTCTTTACTCACCGTAAGACCCATGTCCACCCTTAACTCGGGTGACAACGTAAAGCCGAATGGCAGTATCAGTGGCTCCGGTTGTAGAGCTGGCCAAAAAGCCTTCTCTTTTAAAAGGTCCCCTTTATCGGGGTTCGAAGTTGGTTTTGCTGTGAAATATCCACAGTCGTGGAAACAACAAGCCAACCTGCTAGCTGCATCGGTGCAGAAAATAGGCAAGTCTGTATCATTGCTCTAGTAATCTCCTTCCTTAGAGTTTAACCATGGCAATTTCTTTATCCACCCCGGTTACCGGGACGGCTCAGACCGGACTTACTTCACCGACTTACACTGTAGGCGCGGATACCAATCCGGATAACAACGCTAAACAGTGGATTGTTACTGCACTTGGCGGCACCCAAACTGGGGTCGTCGTGCACAGCATTTCATCGCCATTCACAGTTGCGTTTTGGAGGCCAAAAGCCTTTAAGACACTCCTATGGATGAACAATCTAGTTGGTGGTACGCTTCGTTCTGTGCCTAAGAATGTCTACAAAGTTATTACCCGTAAGGGTGTACTTGTAGCCAGCGGCCAAGCGCCTCAACTTATGCTGATTACCACGTCTATCGAAGTGCCCGCTAACGCGGACTCTTACGACTCGTTGTCGGTTCGAGCAGCCCTCTCAGCTCACATTGGTGCTGTTAGCCAATCGTCTGATAATTTAGGACTGCTTGCGGTCACAGGATCTCTTTGATCATGTGGCTACGGTCGAGGTTTCGTAGATCTTTACTTCTCCTTTTGAGGGTCATGGTATGGCTAGTCAGCCTACTGTTAGTAGTATCTACTCTCTCCTTGTTCGTGACATACTCGATGACATCGGTCTGCCAACTTCCGTTCGGTCAGTACCTGGACCCTTCGATGGGTCTTGGCCAACTGCCGATGCTGGAGCCGCAGCCGAAGTCGCGTCGATAGCGCTTCTTAACAATCTGTTCAAGAAGTGTCAGGATGAACCTCACAGCGATGCTGCGGAGGTATGCGTCCTAGCTTTCCTCGAATCAAACGCTAAGTGCGATGAGTGGAGAGTTCCATCGGGATCTCAGACTCCTTTAAAGTCCTTATTAGGTAACCTGGTTTTAAATCCGGATTACAAGGGCTATGAAGAGGAGGATCGGAGATTTCGTTACGACGTCCTTAAAGAATGCTTTCGAAGCATCTTTTTGCGTCCTACGCCTGATTCGCTTTTGAAGGTTCCTGGATTTGATGGGTCAGACCCATGGTCCTGGAGTAATATTTTCCTTCTAGGCAACGTCGGGCCAGGTGCGTCGATCGGAGCGTCCGGCGGCTCTTGGTTAGAAAAATTCTATCTGAGTCCGCTCACATATTGCAATGAGGAAATCCTCACACAATATAGGCAGAGCCTGCAGATTGGTACCCTGACAGCCGTCGCTGAAACAATGCGACAACTTGAATATGGGTCCCAGCAGGTCCTTGGGGGTAGTTTCGGTTCAGTTCCGAAGTCCTATAAAACTGAAAGGAGCATCGAGACTCAACCTACTCTAGAAATGTGGGTTCAAAAGGGCATAGCGGAAATTATGCTTGCCTTTATTGAAAGCGCATTCGGAGTGAATCTTTCAACGCAGCCAACGATAAATCGTGAGCTTGCTAAAAGGGGTTCAAATCCGAAGGGTAGGTCTTGTGATATGGTTGCTACAATCGATCTCAAGGAAGCGAGTAATCGCATACCTTGGGCTCTGATTCGTGACCTCCTGAGTGATACTCAGCTTGGAGAGCGCATTGCCTCGGCTCGCGTGAAATACACGAAGATGCCTTGGGGTGAGTGGCTCCCACTGAATATGTGCAGTACAATGGGTAATGGTTTTACTTTTGCCTTGCAGACTGCCTTGTTCCTAGCCGTTGTTGAGAGTACTTTAACTTTGTCTGGGCATAAAATGCGCAGGCAAACATGTATCTCTCACTTAACAGCCTCCCCTTTACATCAAGTTGAAAACTGGTTACAACTGGTTGATGCTGGTGTGGAGGAGGAGTGTGACTTTGTTCAAAAGTCACTAGCACTTAAACCTGGTGTCCAAATGGATCGGATATTTCTCGAACCCTGGGGCGTATTTGGCGACGATATAATCGTGCCAGTAAATCAGGTCGATAATCTCTTAAAACAACTTGAGCTTATCGGTGCTACCGTTAATACGGATAAGTCGTTCCATTCGGGCGACTTCAGAGAGTCTTGTGGTGGTGATTTCTTTCGGGGAGTCAACGTACGGGCAGTTTATGCACGTTCGTTAAAATCGCCTCAAGATAGAGTCTCTCTTCTCAACCGTTTGGTGGAATGGAGCGCAAGACATAAAATTGTTTTGCGTCGGGTCTGTACCTCTTTGTGGAGTAGCCTTCCTGAGAAACTCAGGGTGCCGCTTGCTGAGATGGATACGGCTGGTTTAAAGGTGACGGATAAGTTTTCGTTACCCTATCCTTCTACCAGGGCTTTAGAGTCTGCTATTAAGGATGCGCAGACTTCTGTGGTTCCCTATAGATCATGGGTGCCCAAGCCTCAGTTCCTTAATTGGGAGGGACGCCAGTTAACCATTTATGGTCCTGGTTTATTACTCTCAATGATCAGAGGAGAGACCGTGTCTTCGCTAAAAGGTCGCTGGAACCGAAGCGATTTAGCGAGGATAGAGTACGTCTTAAAGACGGGGCTTCGAGCCCAGGATTTACTCTATGACACTAGGCTTTCCTATTCCTACGGTTGGAATAGGACAACTTCAACCTTACCACATATTTGGGACCTTGAATGGTCCCTAGAGGTTAATCTCTTTAGCAAGGATTAACTCTAACCGCAATGCGGGATAAGGAAAT